GACCAGCCAACCCACGACGAGTAAAACTAGAAACAACACGAGGAGCCTGCTGCTCATAGCCCTGCTGCAAATCAAACTTACGACGAGCACCTCTCTGCTGGGCAAGAAAACGTGCATAAGCGTTCTTGGCTGTGGAAGCACCGTAGGACTGCCCAGCAGCAGCCCTTTGCCCCTCATAGTCAAAGAAATCAATGTTACTCATAAAGTCTCCTAGAAATAGCCACAATCGTTACAATTCTCACGTTTTAATGATGTAATTCAAAATAATGGTCGGCTGAACGTTATTGTGGGCTCCACCACCACCAGCCGTAGAATCAACGGTCAATGTGTGGGTGTGACCACCATCAGATGAGTGGGTGTGACCACCAGAACCAACAGTAAGGTCATCAGAGTTGGAACTACCAGTGTTTGGTGCTTTAGCAAATCGACCACCACTGTGTGTGTGGGCAGTAGTTACCGTGCTTTGACGTCCCTGAACTGTGTGTTGATGGTCGCCAATCGTGTTGTGGGTGTGAGAACCAGCAGTACTAAAACTACTAGTGGTGTGACCATGATTAGGAACCTGCGCAGAAGTCAACGTATGGCTTTCGGAACCACCAGTAGCACCCAAAACGTCACCATCTAAACCACCACTCAAGTTCGTCAACCTGTTAGCAGATGTTCCACCCATGTCATCTTGACCAGCAACAACACGACCACGCAAATCAGGCAGGTTAAAAGTCGTAGAACCATCACCCACACCATAAAGAGTGCCAACTGCAGCGAACAACGATGAATACGTTGTTCTGCTCACAGCCTGTCCATAACAAAGAAGCCAACCAGCAGGCTCAGTCGCACCAGCAAACGGCATCACAGCACCAGCAGGCACAACACCAGGAACAGCTTTATTCTCCCACAAAGAAGTTGTAGAATTATAAAAAATACCTTGGTCATTAGCAGGAGAAGTAATAGAAACATCATGAATTTCTTTTAATTCAAAACCATTCTGAATCTTCACAAAAATCTCACCAGAAGAAACATGAGACTTTATAACCCAACCAACAAAAACCCCATGCGCAGGAGGGCTTGGCATTGTGCTAGTAAAATTACCAGCAGTAGACGACAACCACAAAGGAGTCCCATCTGTGTATGCACTAGTGTCAATACCACGCAGCATTCCGCTAGTAACAACAAAACCCTCAGCAGCGTTAGCAATAGACTCACCAACAACACCAAAAGTTTTAGAAGAAGTTGCTTCAGTATCAGCATCAGCCAAAGCAACTTTTATTCTTTGACCCTGTGCACCATCAACATACACAACCTGACCTTTAGTTAATGTCGAACCAGTATTGTTGTACACCAACTGATACTCTGCTTGACCAACAAAAGCCTCAATATTACCGCCAGCCAACAAATAGGTAAAAGTTCCATCATCGGCAGACCACATCAACTTACCCACATTATTAGGTGCTGTGGGAGCCAAATCAAACTGTACAAACTCTGGACTGGAAATAGAATCAACAGCGTCAAGAATGTTTGTATTAATCCACTGACCACTACCAGAATACTTCAACATCTGTCCAGTAGTGACAGATGTAATAGTGACATCACTTAAATCATCAAGAACAGCAGTACCCAATGTTCCTGCTGGTCCCTGCGGTCCAGTTGGTCCAGTCGGTCCTTGAGGACCAGTTGGACCAATCAAGCTAGTAGGAGAACCCCACACACCTGCAGTTTTCGGACCATAAATTTCACTAGTTGCAGTGTTAATCCAAAAGTCACCGTCAACACCGTCCCCAGATGTAGGTGCAACCACACCATTCAACACGCTAAAACCCTGAGGTCCTTGAGGTCCAGTAGCACCAGTCGCACCAGTCGCTCCTGTTGCTCCTGTTGCACCTGTTGCACCAGTTGCACCCGTTGGTCCAGTAGGACCAGTTGCGCCTGTTGGTCCAACAAGGCTTACTGGTGAACCCCAAACACCAGCCGTTTTAGGACCATAGATTTCGTTTGTTGTTGTGTTAATCCAAAACTCGCCATTAACACCATCACCTGATGTTGGTGCTGATGTTCCGTTAAGAACACTTAATCCTTGCGGACCAGTAGCACCAGTTGGTCCAGTAGAACCAGTAGGTCCTGGTTCAAGCGTGAGATTCAATGTCTGCACAGGGAATGTGCCAGTAATGCTTGCAGCAGACGGCGTACCAGTTGTAACCGAACCAATATTTAAAGTGTATGTATTTGCTGTTACAGACTCGTCAAGTGTTTTTAAATATTCTTTTAATGATGTAAAAATGTGTTGTAATGTTTTTGCGTCAGCAGAACGCAACGCCCCCATTAGGGGCGCAGTCCATACGGTTATTGGTGGTTGGTCACGTGGTGTTTCTGCCATTTATTTCTCACGAAAGATATCGTACGACAACTATTCCTGAACCACCATTAGAGCCGTGCCAATCAAAACCAACATTATCCACAACACCACCACCGCCACCACCGCCAGTATTGGCACTGCCAGCAACCGAATTAACACCACGATTTGCACCTGCTCCTCCACCACCACTACCACCTGGCGCAATCTGTGATGCTATAGTGCTTCCCCTGCCACCGCCACCACCGCCAGCGTATGTAACAGATGAACCAGTTATAGATGATGCAGAACCATCTCCACCTTTTCCATATGGGGAAACTGTTTGACCATTAGTTCCAGCAGCACCAGCACCACCACCGCCACCTCCTGCACCAGAGATGTCCTCTCCACCATCGTTGCCTTGACCCCCACCTACAGTTGTACCTTTGACTCCCGTGAATCCTGCACCACCACCTGAACCACCGTTAGAACCTGTGTTTCGTCCTCCAGCACCTCCACCAGTAGATGTTACTGAATCAAAAACAGAGTTATCACCATTTGTAACACTAACGCCACCAGTACCACCAGAACCAACAGTAACGGTGTATGTACCAGCAACTTTGCCAGACAATGTGCCAGTTTTCATTCCACCAGCACCACCGCCACCGCCAACGCCAGAACTAATGCTCAATGCACTAGCACCACCACCACCACCAGCGACAACTAAATACTCAATGTCTTTAGAGCCAGCACCACCAGCAATCAAAGAAGACGAACCAGTAGAAGTAAAACTATGAACTGTGTATGCACCAGTAAACGTAACCGTACCACCAGAAGCCCATTGACGGCTCGCATCCTTAGCCGACGCAGCAACAACACCCGCAGCAAACATTAGGCTGTCAACTGTCCAAACAGCACCCAAGTATTGGTTGCTGTTTTAATAATAGAAGCTACACCGTACTGAACAAGAATTTTAGTTTTACTATTATCACTATTTATGGTTACTCCACCAGCAGGACTAAAAACAACCTGACCAGAACCAGTTTGAACAAAAGAAATTTGTGTACCAACAGCAAAAGCTTGTGTTGAGTTGTTGGGAACAGTTAAAGTAAAAGTAGTTGACTTATCCAGAAGAATAGTTGTGTTCTCGTCACCAAGAACCAAACCATAATCTGCCGTTTTAGCAGTAGTATTGGTCAACACACCAATCTTGGGGGCAGTAATAGCACCATTAGCAATAGCTGCTGTTCCAGCCTGAACCGTACCATCGGCATGCACAAGGCTGCCTTCAACAAATGTTTTCACATCTGTAAAGTTTTGGTTAACCTCAGTAGCATTAGCTGCTGTACCGTTTGTAAAAGTGTTTGTAACATTTAATGTAGCCATTATGCTGTGACCCTTCTTGGACTGTATTTCAAAGTATGACTGTTAATTCCCCACGCAACACCAGCTGGACCAACAAACTCAAGTTGAATACTTCGAGCTAGCCCCATGTTGCGACCTTTAATAAGCTGTGAACCACGATTAGGTGAACCCCAATATGAAGTACCCCAAGGAGAAGTACCCCAAATCATTCCAGTTAAAGTTTGTGGCAAAGCCAACAAATAAGAACGTATCTCCGTTCCGTCAGCTTCTTCATAATCACGGAAAACTTTAATATTCATATTTCCAGCAATTGCACTTTGTTTAGCCACAATATCTGGACGTTTAAACATTTTCTTCTGACTATAAGTACCAGCATCATACCAGCGAGTACGATACCTGCTAGCGAAAGAAACATTGGTTCCAGTAATGTTGTCTTGAACTTGGTCAAACATATCAATATCCAAAACTCTTGCTTCTGTTGCGTGAACACCAAGATTGTATGTAGTTCCAGCATCGCTAACAAAAGTTGTACCACCATTAAAACCACGACCATCTGCCGTGCAATGCTGAACCCACGCACCACGCTGACCAATACCAGGGTCATACACAAAAGACATACTTGAATAAGTAACCGTTGTTGTTTCACTGTAAGGAAGTGAAACCCACACACGCTGATTAATGTAGTTCACAAAAATAGCGTCAGTTGCACCAGTGTTGATATATCCTAAATCAAACATTGGTTTCATAGGTTCAAATAAATCAAGAACACGTTCACCGTTGTAAACCATCAAACCCTCTGGGTAAGAAAAGAAATACACACCACGTTCAGTAGAAACAAAAGCTGTTGGAGACAAAGCACCAACATTTCGAGAAACCTCAACAACCTGAAATGTGTCAGAATCATAACCAAAAATGGCAAACACAGATTTCTTTTTAAACACAACAAGATGACCAGCAACACTGGCTAATCCAGTTATTTCCTCACCGCCATCCTTGATATCAATGTAGTCGCTTTCAGCCCAGTCCTCTGGATTGTTGGGATGTGACCACCTAATACGGTTCGGATAAGCAGTAGTGTTCTCATATGTGTTAGCAACAAAAACTTTTCCAGCATGAGTAATAGCATGAGAAGCTTTAGGAAAATAACCACCAGTTGGAGAAGCATAAGAGTTTTGCCAAGTTGGACCATTGGCGGTCAACAATGTTGCTGTAGTTCCAGAACTCCACTTAAACGACTGTGTGCTAGCACCAGTCGTTCCATACAGCGTATTACCCCAAGGAGCAAATGAAGCACCATTAACATCGGACACATCAATGTTTGTAATATTCGTGAAGTTGCCACCAGTAGAAAACCACACATCACCATTTGTGGCAGACTCATAACCAGTTGTGAACATCACATAGTTTGTGGAACCATCAAAAGCAAAAAGCTTTTTAGGGTTCCAAATACCAGTAATAGCAGTAGTATTAATACGGCGCATAGCACCACGACTAAACACACCGCCACGTGGGTCAATCTCCACATTCAACATTCTTGGAGACTCATTAGGTGCAAGTTGAAACTGGTCAGCTCGAAGATTCAAGCCACCAGTAAAATCATCCTGACGAATAAGACGCAAAGAAGATGCCATATCAGAGAGTTCTTCCGAGTGATTCGAGCCAGAACTTTTCCGAGAAACGTGTCGCACCCTTAGATAGAACCATTGGGCGATGCGAGTCGGGACGCATGATTTCACGGCGAGCCAACGAAACAGCCTCATCAAAAGACTGCTTATACATGGCAGACATTTCATTATCTTCCTGCCTTTTATATGATTGAGAAATTGCGTAATAAGCAATAGCTAAATGAAAACGGTCATCACAATCAATTTCTAAACTATTATTAGTCACCCATGTATAACTAGGTTTACGGTATCCACGAACAGTAATTGGATACACAGCGTCGGGCTTCGGGTACAAACTAATAGTATCGCCCCACAAAGTGTAATGCAATGGGCGT